CTTATTTGGGTTCTTCAAATCTTTCTGCAACGGCTGGAGTTACAGGATTAGCTTCAACTGGTATTACTGTAGCCAATGCTACTGCTGGTGTAAGCGGAACTGGTGCTAATTTGCCACCATATCTTGCTATTAACTTCATTATTAAAACTTAATTATGTCTTTTGAAATTGACCCCGTAAAGTACGGACAACTTTGGGAAAAGGTTGACCAATTGACTTCTAAAGTTGATAAATTAGAAGAAGGCATGGAAGAACTTTTAGCCCTTGCCAATAAAGGTCGGGGTGGGTTTTGGGTGGGAATGATGGTGGTATCTGCTTTGTCTACCTTTATTGGATTTATTTCACACTACTTTACTAGCAAATGATGTGGACTACGGAATATCAGAAGGCGTTAAAAGCCTTACCGACAGCCTTGAAGCAAGCAGAACTGCAAGTAAAGGCTTATCTAAGTCTATTGAAAACATACAGCACGATGGATTGGATGTTGCACAGCACCAAGCCAACGAAAGAATCAGAGCAAGACGAGAAGCAGAGTTCAAAAAAGAACAAGCATTAATCAAGGCTTTGAAACAATGGCAACACAATAAGCAAATTAGTGACGAAGAAGCCAAGTTAAAGATTGATTTTATTAAGAAACACGGTGCTAAAGAGTGGGAAGCGGTCTTAAAGATTAAAGTGGATATAGAAAACTTACGCAAGAAAGATAACGAGGAATACCAGCACGATTTAAAAGCCGTTAAACGCTTGCAATTTTGGTGTTTTGTGGTTGCCGCAGTTATAGCTTGGTATGCCACATGGGGGTACAAATGGTAGTTTATTTGACATTTTGTTTTAGTTACTGGGGTGCATTGGCTTGTTACGCATAGGGGATAAATTATGGATTGGTTAACTAAATTAGTACCTACAATTGCTACTTGCTTGGGTGGCCCTTTAGCTGGTCTTGCCGTTACTGCGGTATCTAAAGCACTTGGTATAGACGAAGATAAGGTTCAAGATGTTATTGATAGCGGTAAACTCAACGCAGAACAGATTGCCAGCTTAAAACAAGCTGAAATTGCACTTCAAGAACAAGCACAAGAATTAGGTCTTAACTTTGAACAATTAGCCGTTCAAGACCGTGCTTCTGCCCGTGACCTGCAAAAAGAAACTAAATCAATTATTCCCCCTGTATTGTCTATCCTTGTAACCATTGGATTCTTTGGTATTTTGGGCGGCTTGATGTCAGGCAAGATTATGACTTCTGACGCTCTTATGTTGATGCTGGGCAGTCTTGGAACTGCTTGGACAGGCATCATAGCTTTTTATTTTGGTAGTTCTGCTAGTAGCCAAGCAAAAGACAATATGATTCATAATTCGACCCCATTAAAATGATAAATAGCCGATCCCTAGATGACCTTATCCCCCCAGCTAAAGAGCGTGTAGAACGCTTTTTAAATCTGTGCAAGGATAACAACATAGACCTGCTAGTTACTTCTACATACCGCGATAATGAATCCCAACAGGCTTTATACGAACAAGGTAGGACTACGGCAGGAAAGGTGGTTACCAATGCTAAAGCTGGTGATTCTTGGCATAACTGGCGTTGTGCTGTTGATGTCGTACCTATGGTCAACGGCAAACCTAATTGGGATGGTCTACACCCTGTATGGGATCAAATCGGTACATTAGGTGAGCAAGCAGGATTAGAGTGGGCAGGTCGCTGGCGTACATTTAAAGAACTAGCCCACTTTCAGTACACGGGTGGGTTAACCCTAACAGACCTTAAAAGCGGTAAAGAAATTGTTTAAAACTGGCTTATAGGATTAAGTCGTTTGCGGTCATACCTGTAGGAAGGGTGAGAACCGCCCTGTAGCGTGGCAAACTGAAATAACTCATCTTTATCCACCCAACCCACAATATCGCCACCATCATCGTCTAAAACGACTAGGATGTAAAAATCACACGGTTTCTTGCGGTGGTATTCGGTGACATACACATCACCTTCTTTATTACGGGTAGATTTAACATCAATAGTCCTACCGCCTGAAGTCTTGAGATCAGCAGGGTTTTTCTTTTGATTAATGGAAAAGTCGGGCATTAAGTTTAAATACTTGGCTACCAAATACTCACCCTTAAACCCGTCTATATCCATTTCATACGGATCTTGCTGGCTAACCTGCCTGTCAAAATTAAACTGCATGGCGTTTTTCCTACGCATAGTACCGAAATACTCGCATAGGAATAACTCATGCTTGGACAAGTCAACCCTCACTCTTGTGCCTTTTTTAGTATTGCTCTAGCAAAATGAATAACACCTTCTGCCGTATTTACTGGTCTATTCATCCATACTTCTTTTATTTCCTCATCTGTTAGGTCTGCTGGATGGGTGTAGAGTGGAATATTAGCCACATCAGTTTTAGTTAAACTAATCCTGACATCCGTAAACTTTTTACCAATATGGTCTATTGCCAAAACAGAAATCCACGCTACTGGTTCATTGTTCATATTACATACCCGTGCATTAGGTAGTTAGTACCAAAAATAATGACGCAGATTAAAATAGCTACTAAACCGCCTTGGATAAATTCTTTCATGTCATTCTCCTATTGAAAAATACGATAGCGTGGGTTACATGTAACTTCTACTGGTACATCACTCATAATGCCGTTAATCTTACGCTTGGCCGTAATGACTACGGGGCGTGTACCAGCTTCCTCACATTCAGTAATACCAAGAATAACTTGAGCACGGGTCATGTGAAAAGCCTGTTTATCAGTTTCTAAGCTGACATTCGGTGGGTCAAAGGAAGTGCAAGCGGCCAATGCTAATGGTGCTATTAAAAGTAAGTATTTCATATTAATCCTTGATAAAAAATGTTTTAGGGTATCCAGCAAAATGGGTTTCTGCTTTCCATTCAGCAATGATGGCTTCTGCCTTTTCTAATGTTTTGGCACTTGCGGTAGTACGACCATGTGGGGTGTTTACATATACCCAAAACCAACCGCACTCTTGTGGCTCAATATGGTATGTGGCTAGACCGTTAAAAAAGTCTTGTGCGTGGTTGTATGCGTTATCTGCCGCCCAATCTTCATTGGCAATACGGCTGGTGCGTTGTGCTGTTGTTTCCATTATTTTTTCACCCAAATTTGTTGAAAGTTATTTGCAAAATTGCCTTGAGTTCCTTGTTTTCTAGCCCAAACTTGTTTTTTTGTTGCGTTGCGTTTTGCAATAAAGGCATCAACACAATCTTGAGCAGATTTTTGTGCAATTTCAAAAGATGCTAATTTACCGTCAATAAAAAATGTGTAATCGCAAATTTCTTGTGTAGGAATAGCGTCTAAATCTTGTTGAAAAGACCAGTAATCGGTAGCACGATATGTAACTTCACCACCGTTTTTGTGTTGTAACTTAAATTTCATTTTGCGTTCCTTTTTCTATCTCACTCCCCGATGGAGTAACTCCAGTTTAGTTAAGCTATCTTAACCCGTCAAGTATTATTTATCTAAGGAAAACCCTAAGTGCAAAAATACAACAGGGCAGTATTTGGCAGTTACTAGCTGTTAGGTGGAAAGCCGCAAAAACCCTAACTTACTGCATCCTACTATGGCGGCTTAACGCCCTAAAGAAGTTGGGGTACTCCTTGCGTTTCCCCCGTTCCCGTGAAGGAATTAAAGATTGTTCTTGATCTGATAGACCCTTAACAAATGTTGAAAGCACTCCCAACTCTTTTGAAGCTGGGGTTCTTCTATTTCAATCAATTTTACTTGATTAGTCGTTCCGTTGACAAATACGATAGCACACCGTGCAGAGGGCAAGCCTAGTCCTTCGCGATAGGCCGCTAACTGCATTTCATGCTCAAAATATACATCAACTTTATCCAAGTCCGTGTCTTTTGTTTTGAAGTCAACAATGAACCCAGTACCCTGCCCGTTGACCGGTTTAGCCATCAAATCGCATTTGCCACCGTACCCTAGGTGATGCCCAAAAGACTTCTCTGCAAGCCAAGGTTGGCTTCCAAAAGCATCTTTAAGCACCTTGTCAATCTCATCAAGGTAAGCTGGCTTTTCAGGCAAATACATCTGTTCAAAGTAACCCTCAATAATGGCGTGGATAGCTGTACCCCGTTCCGCCGCTTCCCGACCAGTAGCACGGCTATCCTGCATTACACGCTTTAGCCATTCCTGTTCTTCCTCACCATCTGCTCTAGGCAAGGTAAGTGCGGCTAAGAGGACTTGTTGTTGTTTCCATGTATCAAGGCCTGCTTTTGATAATTGTCCGTTAATTGTCGTAACACTTGGCAAAAGTCCGTCTTTTCGTGCATCGCGAAGCGTTGTTGCCCGCTCGCCAGTTTTGCCGATGGTTGTATAGGCTGGAGTGCCGTCTTTAGTGTACCAATGACCATTTAATTCTACCTTTTCTTTAACTATCATTTAGTATCCTAAAACATTTGCAATGTCTTGGACAGACCA